ATATAAGTTTTTGATGGTAAATCATAAGGAATTTTCAAGAACTTACATTCAACCATACTTTCACTTGTAATATCAGCATCAGTCATTTCATATAAACGCCAATAAGCATCTTGGAAATATACTTTATCATTATAGTTTATGTTATTCACATCTTCAGGGGTAAGGAAGAACATACCCGTAAAGAATTTAGTATCAGCTTCGTATAATGTAGTCAGCCTACCAGCCCAAAAATCATTATACACATCATGTGATGTATAACCCACATAACTATCATTCCATCTTTGCCAGAAGTCATACTGGTTCTTGTAGTTCAAATCACTAAATGTAGATGCCGAATATTCATACGAAGATAAATGTGAAATAGCTGGATAGGTTGAATGAGCTATAGCGGTTGCTCCACTCAACATATACCAATTCACACTTGAACCTGTGATGGTTGCGTCCAACATTCCGTTATACCACCCCAATCGTAAATCAGATGATACTGGTGTAAATTGCTCGGGACTATCAGATGTCGGTGCCTTCCATTCGTAAAGATGGGGGATAAGAATATTACTTTCCGTAGCATCGTCAAATGTTGAAATTGGAAGTGGTGCGAATATGCTAGTTTGTCTATACACTCCAGCGTGGAATGGTTGTCTATCTACATAACGATATGTGCCGAAAACCTGATTGTTATTTTGAATATTCAAATCAGACAATTTATCTTTTGTTGTTTCATATTCCAAAATATACTCCCTATTCAAATTGTTCGTAGGTTCAATCGTTGTGGTCTGTGATAGGTCTAACTTCATAGACCAGTCCAAAGTCCTTCCAGACGCAAAGAAATTGTCCCAAGGCTCAATCAAAAAGTTTCTATCACCATCAGGTATTACAACCAAATTGAAATGATTTACAATCCCCCTGAAATAATCCAAACAGGTAATCTCTGCGGGTAGTTGTTGTTGTAATAAAATGTTGTCTGTGAAACTGATAATAGGGGAAGTCCATAACTCCCACTTTTGATATGTAAAATAAATGTCTGAATAGGGGTCTCCACCCGTATTCTGAACGGCATAATACAAAGCCACCCTTCTACCTGCTGGCAATACAGCATTCATATACAAATCTGTATATTCTGTTGGCGTGGTTGTGTTGAAAATAATAAGTCCCTGTTTCTGTTGATAAATTGTTCCATCATCAACATCTTTGATGGCAATATTCAAATAAGTCGGTAAGAAAGCATTAGACAAGAATGCTGAAAAACTTACCTTGAATTTGTAAGTGCCAGTAACGGCTGGCGTAAAGAAATGTCCCCTACCACTTGGTGTATTGTTGATAGACGGACTAAAGATATTCAAGGGGTCATTCAGTTCATCTGTAAAGATAAATCCATCGTAGTAGTTTGTATTGAAATTGTATCGGTCAGGGTTCCAGCCTTTATCCAAAAATGTTGTATTATTTTCAACCAAAAACACATTCGCATTATCACTAACATCTGATGATTTTTTTGCCCCCATCAAATCATTAGCTTTTGATAATACAAATAAACTTGTGAAATAATCTGAATTTAGAAATTCTGATGTGTATGTAAAATTGGACGCTGAAAATGATTTATCCAACAGATACTTCGCATTTAGCCACGGAGCAAATTGGGTGGGGGATATAGGGTGTCCTGAATTGGTAAATCCACTTGAACCTGGTAAAAATTCACCATAGTAAAATTCACTATCATATCCGTAGTGTCCTAATGGATATAACAGCCTGCCAGTCAAACCAGAATAACTATCATACGAACCCCCTGAATAAGACCAAGTTGAAACGACATTATCGTAGGTCAAAGTGTGTGTAAGTTCAGATACATCTAAATTTACCAAACGGATATTCTGTAAGGTCTGTGATAAATCGGGTAATGATTGGGTCAAGAACACTTCATAAGTTCCACCAATTTCCCTGTTGTTGATTTTGTTTAGACGGAGCTGTCCGACAAAGACATCAGCCCCACCATACTTTACCACAGCATTCACCACCACCGCATCTGCGAAGTTTGATGAATTTACCATAAAACAACTTCTAAAGAATTTGTTGTTCGTTGATGTTTGGGGGACTTCAAATGTTTTTGAATAACTTGATTTGATTGTTGAAAAATCTTCAATCTCGTCAAAGGACTTGGTAATTGATATTGCCAAATCTCCACTTATATCTATTGAAATCCATTCATCAGTAATATTGGATTGTAGCCATAATTCTACCATAACCTTATTCGTGATTTTGTCTTATTGTATCATATCCAGATTTATATTCAATATTGATTTGGTATTTGTTTGAATTTACTTGATAGTTAGGAACAACAACTTCTGTGTTCGTCAAAGTAATAGGTTCTAATACCCCATTATCACCCACCAAATAAACCGATGGGGATTGGAATAATTCCTCACTCAACCAAATCATTTCTGATTGTGGCATATAGTCCGTATAAAGAATACCTGACTTATTTACCAACTGCGACCATACCTTTCGTCTTTCATTCCAACCATAATAGCTGTCGTTAGACCAACCTTCAGAATATAATGGGGGTGCTTGTTTGTATTCTTCCTTTTGAATACCATAACCAATATCTTCCTTCGCTCTGAAGTTATAGCTGTCCCAAGTTCCCATCTTATTCATAAAGTAAATTACTCTATCACCAGCAGAACAATTCCCGTCCAAATAGAAGAAGAATGGTTCAGAAATAATTGTCGTGTCTAAACACAATCCCGTTGATGTTGTAGGACAAGGGAAAGCCGCTAATGCGTCTTCTTCAGTATCAAACACATAAGGGTATGATAATGGAACAAATCCCCCTCCACCGACATTTACGATTTCATAAGCTGTATTTTCGTAGTTGATAAACTTACCAACCTCTAATGTGTCCCCTGTATAACTGAAATACATATAGGTCAAATCACATACATTCTGTGCGATGATATTATCACCCGTTCCAAATGTGGTTGGACTTGGTGGGACTGGGTCTGGCGGACAAGTGTAAGTAGCCGCTCCCAAATCAACAGCCGTCCAGCCAGCTACACTTGGGAATGGATTATTAGCAATAATGAACGCACTTACTGATGGGGGAACTGCTGTTGTCTGTAATGTTCCACAACAACCCGTATAGGTTATTTCCTGTGTCGTTGAACCCGTATGTGATACACCAAATGTCCTACAATCCGCACTAAACGGAATAGGACAAGCATTCGTGTCTGTGATAATCAATCCCTCTGATGAAGCAACTGAACCTTCACAAGCACAGATGAATACTTCATCATCAGGGGGAACTGAACCACTTATCGTTCCACCACTACAAGAATATCCCGTATAAGATAATGAAAAATCAGGGTCGGGGTTTTGTATTCTAAATGTTCTACAATTACAATAATCGCAATCTTGTAGTTGTGTAATCGTATAATCAATACCACTAACTGATATGGTATTCTGGCAAGCGCAGAATTGAGTAAATGTATCAGGGTTTGCTACGATGTTCTGTGCGTTTCCAAAACAATCCAAGTAGTCAATACTAATCTGTCCTTCAAGTCCGTAGTTATGGATTTCATAGCTATAACACGAACAACCACTAAATGTATCTATACTTGGCGTTGGTGGGGCTGGCTGTGATAATGTGCCTTCCAATTCAATCTTGTAATATGAAGTCCCTACTGGTAATGTAAATCCGTGTTCTTCCATATTAGGTGTCCCCACACCCAAATAAACTACCTGTTGCTCCGACCAATTTGTAGGTGTATCCCAGTAATGGTCGTAATAAGAACAATTAGGTCTTGTTCCACATAGGTCATAAACATTATAGGTTCTTTCAGTTGTGATTAGAGCATTTGTGGCATCATAGAATGTGAATAACGCAGAATAGATTTGTCTAGCGTCCAAATCTTCTGTTGTATCATACCAGTTCAAAGCAGCCAGCGTAGAATAATCCCCAACTCTAATCCATCTTGAACGAGGGGAATTAGTCATATATCTTGAAACACCACTATTGAACGATGTTGAACCTGTTAGGTAATAAGGGGTGAAGTCATATTGCTTTCCGTTGAACCATTCTTTTACTCCGTTGTAAGCATAACTAACATCACTTCTTACATCAGGTTCTCCAATATCACCTTTTCCGTTATACACGAAGATTGCTCCATTAGATGTAGTAGCATATTCCTCACCCACTTTGATTGAATATACCAACATGTTTTTATCCAAATAACCCCAAGCTGAAGTGTGTAATGGTGTTGTGTTTCCACTACAGCCAGCATTCACAGGTTTTGAATGTGTGTAGTTCTTCAAGATAGGGGAAATATCTACTTGTCCCCAACCATCAGAAGATGGGGTAATTTTTAGTTGTGCTATTTGTCCGTCAATTTCATCAGAACCTTCTGAAACATAGACATCAACAACATATCTGTATTTGTATTTTGTGGGGTCAGTCGCTCCCGTTGAGCTGAACTGAAATACCAAGTTTGAATAAACTGGCTCAATAGTGTTTGGTTGTGCTAAAAAACTTATCATAGTCCAATTGCTAAATTATATTCCTCTTTTCCTAATACTCGTAGGTATTCAAGTTTATCTAATATTTCTTGTCTTACAATCGTTTCAGCAAATCTGTCGTCTTGTAAAAGTTTATCCATCTCTGCGGCAATCAAATCATTCACCTCTTGTGTGAATAATGGTAATCCCTTATATCCCGCTTTGAATAAGTTTGTTCTAACGGCAAATGCGATGGACTTGGCTTGTGCTCCCCTTATCTGTAATTTATCATTTACCCATTTTTCCAATTTCTCTAATAATGGGGAATATTTACCTCTGGCTCCTGGTGGTCTTCTATCAGGGTAATACTTACCACCGCCAGGCCAAGAACCACCTTCACCGCCAGTAGCAGCAGCCAAATCAGAAAATACATATTGAACCCCGTAATCTTCCATTAGAATTAGTATCTCTTCGTCCATAACAACATAAGACACACTACGCAATAGATTACCTGATGCGGTAAAATTGTAAGTCCCCTTTGGAATGTTCCCCCTCTTTGTATATCGCATACGGGGGGTAAGCATTTCTGCTCTTACAATCTTGACTATAGCCTTACCTAACAAATCCAAAAATTCTTCCATTATAGCCAGTAAGGTTGTCTGTATTTATCTTTCAAGTATTTCAATACTCCGTTATATTCATCGTCTGTGAGTTTTCTATCGTAGATAATTGCCTCACAGATATTCAAATCACCAGTCCCACCTGGCACAATATCACCTAATATGATATAATCAAAATCAGTCGTATCTGTAGTAATTGGTGATGCTACTAAATCTTCATAGTTATACACACCACCATACATATACATTTTCATATCACTTGTAAGTCCATCTTGTAATGATGTGGTAATAAACGCATTATTTGATGGGTCAATACTACCACCCAATATTTGTGTTAGATAATTTTGTCCCGATTGATATACAGATGCCGTCAATCTATAAATATTTATACCCGCATCTCTCAAGTCAAATAGAGTTGAAAAGGTATTACCAGTTACTACACCAAACACAGAACGGATACTATCAGTATTTTCCCAATCACTTACCAAGAACATCGTATATCCACTTGGGAATGATACTGGTGATGATAGGTTATGTTGTAATCCCGTCATATTTGTATCATACAACGCATAGAATGGTGTTAGATTACCCGATGGGACTTTCTGATAAGTTGGTGGTGTATTGAATGGTGTTAGGGTATAGTTATTACCTGACTTGTCTAATAGTTGTGTAATTGATGTTCCCCCTGTTAGTGTGATTGTATCTGCGTCTTGTAAGTCATACCAAGCAAACAGCCCGCTTACAGCATTTGGATTGAGCGGGACAGGGACAATAGAAGCAGGGATACACGATGTTTGTTCCATCGTAATAACAATCTGTGCTTCAACACCACAAACACTTTCTGCGAACCTATCAACAAACGGACTAAATGTAATCGGCATTTGAAGATAATATCCATAGTCGGTGAGCTGGTTGATAAACTCATTTACAAAGTCATTCAGAATGTCTTGGCATAAAGCCATACTATCCAACTGATTTGAATTGATGGGGTCTCCAACATACTCATTCAATAAGTCATAGATAAGAACTGAAAAAGTCATATCTGTTGATGTGTTCCCCAAAGTAGCGGGGAGTGGCACGATATGTAAGGCGGGGTATTGTGTAATATAATCTTCCCTTGAATAATCAGACAGATTACCCCAACTGAAAGTGCGAAGAATGGGGTGTTGCTCTGTAAAATTTCTAAAATAATCTATAAGTGTTTTTATATTCATTTTATAGCGTTTTTGTATTTTTGGTTTTCCCTATCAGCTTTATCTAACCTATATGATAAATACGACAATACCTGATATAAATTTAGTTTTAGAACTTCCCCTTGATTTAGTAGATTATCATTACAAGCCAACATCAAGGAGTTATAGTAGAAATCTACTATTGTTTGTAAAATTTCTTCTTTTGTAGTTTCTTCGCTTCGTTCATTAGTTTCTGTTTCTTCAGGTTGTTCTCCATAGAGCCTAACAAATTTTCCGTATATTTCTGCGCGAAAGTTGCTAAAAAAAAAAGCGACGATGTGAATACTGGCATAGGAAATGAAAGAAACTCATTATAGCGACTTTCACATTCAGACAAGTCATAATCTATCAATTCCCTATCATCACCCACCTTATCCGACTTTAGTGGTTTGTAAAGGTGTGTTGCTAGAAGTGGTAAATTCAAGGGGGATTGTCCCATAAACACTTCCAAGTTTATCCATTCTTCAAAGGTCAATTCTGACGGCTTTATCAATCCATATTTTTTACCATTATGTGTATAAACCAAATCTAATGTTCCAGTATCATCATCAGCCCCCCAGCTACTTCTAATCATGGACGCAATAAAATTGATTTTGTGAAATGGTTGTTTCATCAATTCTTTCTTGGGTGCGTTGGTAAATCTAACGATTAGGTCTATGTCTTTTATTTTTGAACCTTCACTACTTGTATAAAAATTGTAGTCCTCTAAAGTTAGGGGGTTGATTTGGTATTCGTTTTCACCTATTACTAGTTTCATATAAAGCTGTATTTTACTTTTGGTTTATCCATAAATTCCATCATCACATATCGTAGAGCATCTAATAAGTGGTCTTGACCTTCTGGCACATTTGTTAGACGACCACTTCTGTCTCTTTTGAATTTGTAATTTCTGAACTCTGCTTGTAAGTTTTCAGATGTCTCTTTTACAAATATCTTATATGTTCTAATTTTCTGAATACCAAACAATACAGAACCTTCACCTTTTTTTACACCTCTAATTCTAAACCCCGCTCTTCGTAGTTCTTCTATTGATTTGGGTTCAGCACTATCTGCTACAATTTCAGTTGTTCTGTCTATTCCGTATTCTTTCAATAAATATATCAAATCCGCATTTGTTAGTCCCTGTTCGTAAATCACTTCTTCCACATAAACATTACCATCAGCAGCCAGCATTACTTTCACTACACCACAAGGGTCAGAACCAAAACCCCAGTCAAGTCCGATGTATGTGGATTTGATTTGTGTGGGGGGTTCAGAATATGTCTCTGGTTGAACGAATATCTTTTCACGGGGTGGAACTATCTTTCCTTCAGCATAAATCAAATACAAGTCATAATCTGTGTCTTTTAGGGACATAATAGATTGACGGATACTATCTTCTAAAAAGGGGTTCTCCCTGAATGTTGAAATAATCAATTCTGCGTTGTCCTTCTTTTCATAGTCAAACCCCCACCAGTATTCATCAACTTCAGGGTTGTATGCTCCGATGATATAATCTTCACATCTGATGTCTAATTGAACGAAGCTATTTCTGTCTATGGTGTTTATTTCATCTACCATAGCAATCGTGGATTTTAGACCACGCAATTTTCCTGTTGTATCATCTAACCCTATGAACCTTACGATTGAACCATTCTGAAATGTATAGGTCAAATCCACTTTATTTAGTGTCCCCAAGTGGAATATACCCATCGCCTCTAATTGTTGTTTGAAATCAATTAGAATGGTGTTCTTGATGGATACTTGTGTAGCTCTGGCTATGGTAATAGAAATACCTGGTCGGGTTAGTGCTTCAACAATTAGTGTTTGAACTGCGGCTATTGATTTACCACTTCTACTTGAACCACGAAGAAAGATGTATCGTTTATTTTCTTTGGCTTCATTTATTTTCAGGTATAGTTCCGTTGCTTGTATTTTCATCTGCTTTTGGTTTCACTATTTCTACAATTATGGAATTGTCGGGGGGTGTGATTTTATCCCCTTTGCTTGTAATATCTATGGACTGCTCGTCGCCTTTCCAACTATCCCTATACACATTAGCCATATAGTATTTCCATAGTTGAGCGTTGAATTTATTGGACTTATCTTCTTCGTATGCTTCACCTACTTTATTGACCCACCACATTTCCGATAGTTGTATTGCTTCTTTTATAGTGTCCGCAAATTTGGGGTCTCTATCCATAATTTTATACAAAGTGTCCCTTGAAATGTGAAGATAATTGGCGAAGTGTAGTTTGTTTTTTCCACGACTACCCAACGCCAATATGTCTTCTTTCCAAGTAGGCGGAACTTTTCCCCTATGAACTAATGCGTCCATACAAGTATAACGGGGGCGTCCTCTACCTCTTTTCTCTTCCATCGTATTTTAGTTCTTTTCAGCTTGACCCCATACTAATCCAATAAGGGTCATAACACCAGCGATGATTTGTTCTGCGACACTTTCTTCAAGTGTGCCTTTCAATACTAACATACCACCAACAAATGTTAGGGTGTGTCTAATTACGGAAAACCATTTTTCTTTAGTCATAATTGAAATTGTTTATACCAATAAATATATGTAAATGACTAAAATAGAAAACCCCCACCTTTATTCAGATGGGGGAACAAACCAAATGGGAGCAGTTTGTTTTTGTATCTTGGTTATTGTAATTCAGCCAGTCAGCCAATCTACAAGATAAATATTCTTTCTAATACTTGGTGTTCTTTGATTTGTTTTCTAATATCATTACAAATCGTTTGGGTAGAATAATCAACCCCACCATTATCTGTTATTTGTCTTGACCTTTCTTCAGCATTATCCAATATTGATAAAAATGCTGGTAGGTCGTTGAGTTCTATTTCAAATTGTATTTTCATATTATTTACCACGATATTCAGAATTTATGAATGCGTCAAGCTTTTCAAATTTTGAAACCATATCTTTAGAATATCCGTTGATGACGAAATCTTCCAACATGGTTGTTGTTTTGATAAGGTCGCTCATAGTGGGGCATATCCCACAGGTGTTGTAATAATCTAATGCCAATTTTAGTTGGCTCTGACGAATGATTTGTTTGTCTTTGTCGGTTGCGTTTGTTGAGTTTGCCATAATTTTACTTTTTTTTCTGTTTATTGTTATACTAATAAATATAACATAAGTGTTCCTAAAGTCAAGTTATTCAGCCAAAATTTTATCAATAACATTTACAAATACTAACACATCATCGTCTTCGTGTTTGTATGCGGTGCTTTCATAGAAATAACCTTTTGATGTTCTACCACCGACATTCATAACAAAGTCCAATTCCATATTGTATAGTTTTGGAAGTGATGGTGCGTTTTCCACAACACTCATAATCATAGACCTTGTAAGGTATTCTTCCAAAGTCATATTGAGGTGTTGGCTCATAAAGGTTTCTTCATTTTTCTTATCAACCACAAGAATTGCGTTGAGTTTGGTTTCAGGTTTCAATACTACTTTTTCCATTTTGTTTATTTTTTATTTAGTTGTTTTACTTCAAAGTGTGGATAAAAACCAGACATTATACCTTTCTGTATTTTGGTTTTTACATATTCTAACAAGTCAGTTATGTCTGTGCCTCTTTCAACACCTAACCATACCATATATGTTATTCCGTTTAGCTCTATTTTCTTTTTCATAGTTCAAAGATACATCAAAGATTTTATACTGCCAAAATTATTTTGAAATATTTTTTGGATTTAGACAAGCTATTTCAATCAAACCAAACTCCCGATGGTGTTTGTGGATTGGGTGATTGGGATTACCAGTAACATAATCGTAGTAATATTGTGCTTCTTTCTTGGTAGAAAAAGTAATTGACGATTGTTCTTTGGTATTCCAATTTACGAATACTTTGTGTAATCCACGCTTGATGGTGGATAATTCTACAGATACGATGTTTTGGTCTATGTAATTCATAATTTTATTTGTTTATCAGATTAGTCCTACAAAGTAAAAGCAAAAAATCTGAACTGCCAAATAAATTTTTTACAAATTGTATTTTTTTTTGAATTGCTCGTGAATGGGGGTTTCAATATCATACCCAAGTGTTTTCATAATATCTTTCACTTCATTACCATAAGTGTAATTGAAATCCACCAGCTTTTCATTTTTGTTTCTTCGTATGTTCCAGCATTTTTTACAGATATTAGCAAAGCTGTCCCTATTACTTCTTGAGTAATAAAAATTGGAAGTATCCAATTCCAAATCACACATGGAACAAATTTTATTCATAATCATAATTACATAAAAAAAGGGGTCATAGACCCCCTTTCCCTGAAAACAAATGGAACACTCAAGCCTTGATTGATTTGGCTTCACCATAGAAAGAAATTCTTTCTTCCATAGAATTTGGGTATTTTTCCAATTTAGAAAAAATAAAATTATCCACAACCCTAATGTCTGACGGAGCCAGCTTCTGCCAGCCCCAATATTGTATTTTTCTTTCAGTCCTTTCTAATGGACTTTGCTTACACGAACAACCCATCGTATTCTTCTTCTATTTTTTTTACAACTTCAGTTAGGAAAAAACAAAGTTCAAATTCATCGGCTTCTTCATAAGCTTGAATTTTTATTTTTGTTTCTTCTATGGTTCTTTTTAGAAAAGATAAGAAATCTACATCACAAAGTGTAGCACCTAATTCAGATTGTCTAATATAAATTAGAGCAGATTGCTTTATCAATTCTTCTCTTTGTTGGGTAGTGAGCCCAAAAATATCTTCCTTTGTGAGCTCTTCTAAATCCATTTTATTTATTCATTTGTTTCTTGAATGTATTGAGTTCTTTTTCCATCTTATCAATACAAGCTTTATATTCTTTGATTTCCTTTTTCAGCTCTGAAACTTCATCTTTCAAATCTTCTATGGTTCTGGTATAAACATCTAAAATACCTTTTACATTATCCAATACGATTTTATCAGTTTCCGCTTGGTTTTTTCTTGAGCCAAATATAAAACCTACTATTGTTGCGATAAAACTGAATATCGCAGTAATAATAACATTATCCATATCTTTTCTTATTTCGTTCTTCTACTTGTTTCCAAACAGGTTTTTCTTTATTATATGGGTCATAACCCATTCCAATAAGTATCTCGTTGATGCTATTTCTATCGTTATTCTTTTTAGTTTTCATAGCTTTTTTAGCTATACAACTTCTACACATCAAACAATTTCCATAGGCATCAATCCAATCTACACAACCAGTAAATTTACTCTTGGGAAGCCATAATTTACAACTATCGCATTCGTATTCCCATTCACCGATTTCATTTACACGCTTTCTTCTGACTATCTGTTCCATAATAAAAAAAAAGGGGGGATAAGCGAAAAAAAAAATTATCATAAACAGAATAATCTGAAATAAAAGTAAAATAGCAGACATAAAAAACTTATCCACCCCTGTATAATAAATATTACAATTCCAAGTCAAAAACATCAAGTGTTTCTTCATGGGACTTCCAGTCAGCCTTACCGCTCTTTTTTTGATTTACAAATCCAAGTCCAAGCTGATAGACGGGCTGATTGTCTATGGTCTGTTCTGTTTTTATGCCTTTTTCAACCAAGATACTTTCTTCAAAAGTTCTCATCGTTGGATATTGTTTCCAATATTCAGGGTGTAAATTCATTTCAAGGTCTGTAATCCACTTTTCCAACATCGGTGGGGTCAGGGTATTCAAATCAAGTTTCGTTTCATTACAGAAGACCTGGTAGTCCTTTACGGACATTATTACACCTTTGGGTGTAAGACCCTTGAGTGCTATTTCATTTTTCGTTGAATATCTTACCAAAATTCCGTTGGAAGTTCTGGTTGTTTTTGTATTCTTCCATTTGGGTAGTTCATACTTGTCCTTGATAAGTTCCACAGCCTGCCATTCAACAATTTCACCAAAGTTGTTTCTAACGGGCTTCCATAACTTGTTGGAATATTCTTTAGCTAATTGCTTGGATAAATTTGTAATACTTTGATAAACACTATCTTCAGTTGCTAAATCAGTTTCCAATCTGTCCCAAAACCAGTGGTCTTGGTTCTCATCAAGGAAATCAACTATTCCGTTGAAGATATTATCTTCTACCAAATTCGTAGAATACTTTTTGATAAATGGTTGTAGGTCAAACCATAGTTGAAGCAAAAAATCGTCTGTGTTTGCTTCAAATGCTCCGATGTAATTTGTTTTCATTTTTGTAAAAATTTATTTAGTTGTTCTAGTGCTAATTTATTTTGTTCTTCTTTGGATAGTTTTTTTGGTTGAGCTCTGAAATTTTTGATTACAGCCCACGAATATATGCCATCTTGAAGATAATACGCTAATTCTTTTTTGTAATACCCTTTTTTGTTCTTTTCACTTTCCAAATATAAACAATATTTTTCCGCATTATCAAATGCTAATTTTCGTTGGACTGCGTCTAACCTGTTCCACACTTGGAATGCCTTTTCCATATTCACCCCCTCTTCGTTGTATCGTTCAACCAAAGAAAGAAAATCAGATGGGTAGGCTGACGGCTGCCAGACAGCAGCTATACTATCATCTATATTATCTACTATATTATTTATAGACGACCTGTCTATAGCTATAGACGAATTGTCTATAGGGTATAGACCATCTGTCGTGGGGGTATAGACATCTTGTCTATGGGGGATAGACAGATTGTCGTGGGGTTCTTCTTCAAGGGAACATACCAAATCTTCAATACCAGTAAAAATTTCAGGTTCTTTTTGAAGATAGATAAATCGTCTTTTACCATCAAAGAAAATCTTGATATATCCTTTTTCAGTAAAGTTGGAAATGATACGACTAATTTGTCTTTCAGACACCCCAATCTTATATGAAGCATATTCATTTGAAAAGCATATTGATTGCTTGGATTTATGTAATCCAACAATAAGGGACATCAAGACATTTTCATCTGCCTTGAAGCCCTTATATGTTTGGAAGACAATAAAATTACTCTTCATTCTTATTGTCTTCAAAAGTGATGTATCCCCAACGACCATTTGGATTTGTTGGGTCTTCCATTCCAAGACGAATTTTTCTAATGTGTCCCGCAGACACTCCGTAATCTCTGGCAATCGTGGTTGATTTTTCACCCGATGCTAAACGCTTCTTGATTTGACGAATTACACGCAAACCATACAATTTGATTTTTGGCATTTTACTAATTTTTTTTGTTTCTGTTTATTATGTGTTCCATAAGGGAATACAATAATAAATATAACATTCTAACAGAAAAGTCAAGCGACCATAAAAAAAAAGTTCCAAAAGGTTTGTTTTTCTAAAAACTTATATTTATATTTGTATCATAATACAAAATAACTATGAAAACAATTTATATTGATTACCCTGTTGAAATGTCCTTCAACACAAAAAAAGAGTTTCAAAACAACGATGAACGCACTACCTATCTTCATCAGGTTTTGCGTAGAAAGAAAGTTGATAGTCCCTGCCACGCTTATACTGACTATGTGGTAGAACACGCAGATATTGCCCCTATCAAACAAGATAATTGGGAAGTATGGGCTGTTGGTTCGTAAGGAATTATTCTATATCTTTGTAGTATGGAAGACAGAATGATTAGAAGTGGTATGATTACTTGGGACGATAATTACTTTATCGTTGAAGTAATGACTATTGGTTGGGGGGAATGGTATGTCGTGAAAACATGTGTGAATAAGAAATGGGAAGAGCGTAGGTTCTACAAACCCAATCGTGTTATTTCTTACTATCGTTCTTTGACGAAAAAGGCTGATTTAGCAAAAGTCGGCTCTCTCTCACAAAATCTCTACACAATTCTAAACGACCATCTATTGTCGGAACTAACTTCTGTAAGTTCCTGTTCGCAGAGCAACGCTGAATGTATCCAACCATACTCTCCCCACGGCGATATGTAGGAAAATAAATCATTTAGCAACAAAATCTACCTCTGAACGAATGGTTATTTACAGACCATCTTGGAGCTTGACCCAAGACCAAACCACCATATCCAAACTTTTCTGTTGAAGACGCAGCTTGTGTGCCATCACCTGAATAGTAAGTAAATTCTGGAAACAAATTCTGATTGAAGTAAAGGTAGTTCTTGGCTCTATCAGACCAGTAATCAGCCAGCTCTCTAAACTCTTTTTTCAATTCACGATAAACCGACAAGTCAGCAGATGAAGAAAACTCTGAATTTTCTTGTTGTAGTCCTCTATTTTGGAGTTTTGCTAGGTTGTTGGTAAGTAGATATACCCCAGTCCAATATAAGCTCACCTGCGTCAAATATTCGTCCATTAGATATTTGTAATTTGAATTGGTTGAACCTGTGATTGAACCATCTGTAATTTTATCTACGATTGCGTTATACAAGTCATCACCCGTCAAATCACGGCAATTGATGTATTGGGATTGTTGAATTGCGGGTAAGATGTTTCCAGTTAGAAGTGAATACTCTACTGGTAGGTTGTTTCTTACCATATCTTCTGAAATGAAATATACCATTACTCTAAATTGAATTTTTTGAATTTATTTACGATTTTTACAGGTTGGTTGTATTTTAGTGCCAATACATTTTCCAAACCCATATTCATCTTCTTTATGAATGGTTCAATTACGAAAGTAATAAGGTGGTTTGTAGCCACTTTGATTTCTTCAGCATTTGAACTGAACCCGTTAGACAATCCGACCTGAACCCCGAGAAGAAGGGGGCTACTTATCTGATTGGCTGTAAGTATGTTCTGTTGAACCAAAGTCAAAACATCAAGATACAAACCTGAATTTGCGTCATTTGAAATGGTTTCAATAGTTGGTTTTTCTTCAGGACTATCATAGAATGCGACCATCAACTTTGAACCATTCTTTCCTTGATAAGCTGCCACCAATTCAGAATAGATGGCTTCCTTTTCTGTCGGGGTAGGGGAACCAGCTAATCCAATAAATAGGTTTGGCAGAAGTGAATTTGCTAAATTTTTCTTATGGAACTCCCAAATCTCCGCTTCCAAAGCCACAGCGTCAGTTGCTGCCTGCCAAGGTAATACGGGATAGATTTTATTGTTTGATGGCTGGTAGTTAGTCCAATAGTAGATTTGTCTGGCATCTTTTACATCAGGGTCTAATGTGTGAAATTTTGTGATTTTCTTATCCCTTTTGCTTGTATTCCAATCTTCACAATAATAGAACCAATCTATGTCTCTAATGTGTTCGTCTTCTGTTTTCTTTTCAGCTCTTACATATTGGAATGGTAAGTGATACAAACTTTCAATAGCTGTTCTTTCCCTGTTCCAAATACATTCAATAGCCCAACCGCCAAACAGCCAAGCGTCCATAACCAATTTGTAATATAACTCTGTGAAACTTTCAAATCTATTCACCATTACATTACCCAAGCCTTCAATTTCTACTCCCTCACCGATTGATAAGTTAGATTTAGCGTCAATACATACAGATAAAGTAGGGGATAGTTCTTTCAATTCTAAAACGAATTGTGGGTAATCATTCATACCACCCTGACCCCAATTCACCCAGTCGTATTGTCTTGTGGTGCTTTCAGTATTCACACGAATATCTAATCGCTGAATAGGGTATTCTTGATAGAAAGTTTTTAGGTCAAAATTTTTATTATGTTCCATAGTAAATTATATTATTTGGTGTCGTATTCCCTGTATAATAAGTATCATCTTCACTAACAAAAATGAATGCTAATGACGACAATAACTTATCATGGGACAACGATGTCTGTAGATTGGTAGATGAAACTTGTTCGTAAATCCCCAACCAATATTCGTTATTATCTAATAAATGTATATTACAATTAGTAGAACCTGAAGCAATAAAAACTTCAGGTTGTGATTTATATGTATCAAATTGGAATACATCGTATTTGTTGGCATAATAGGACGGATATACATTACTGATATTTCGTGGTATGAAAGTCGTTCTAACCCCACTCTGTGCGTTCTGTAAAGCCCATAGGTAAGTAGGGGAGCTCAATTCTTTATACTGGCTCACATTCACCATTATTGTATTCGTTGCGTTTTGGGTAATGTATATCATAAAGGTAGTGGTTCTTTTTTATATTCAAATTCAATTTCAGGACAATTCTTTACCCATAAGAAATCTGAATTTGTGATATTATCAACTTGTGCCATTTCTATAACCCAATTATCAAATGTGTCTTGTAATGGTAAAAAATAGTTAGTATCATTATACTTCTTATTCAATACCAATTCAAGTTGTTCCTGTGTAAGTAATTTTCCCGTTTTCATATTATCTTCCTAATGTTGTATTGAAATTCATTATAGCTAAATCTAATGCTGCTCTTTCACCACTACCCAAACCAGCTCCATAAGATACGCTGGCTATTCTTTGATTACCAAAATCTGGATATACATAATCTGGTGCGTAGTTAGGGTTCCACCATAAAGCTAATAATATTGGCTTATGTTTTCCTAATGAAACAATAGGTCTAGCCGTATCAGTTCTTGTCTGTATCAAAGTGCCATTTTGATAAAGTGATATTGATGTTGGATTAGTTCTATTCAAAGTCATAACACCTTCACCATTATTTGATACTGAATTCCAGCCACTATTAGTTCCACCATACATTTCAACATAAGGACTATTAGCACCATAACAACCATTCACGAAGAATTGATATGGGGTGCCTTCAATAGTGTTGATAAATCCATTCAAACCAGAAGCGTCAGCTCTGTTTCTATACAAAGCAAAGTGTGAAGAACCACTTGTTGAATATACAAAATTTTCAATATAGAAATCAGGGATTACAGCACCTGCCACACTATCATTAGTCATACCTTCTATGGTGTGATTTACTGAACCATAATAAGACCAATCATAAGTTGCGTTTGTAGGTTCAACCAAGTTGATTTTATGTGAATTAGCTGTAGCTCCCAGAACAGGTAAGAATACATCAATTTTACCCCATACACCAGCAGTTTTCAAATCAGATACAAGGGTCTCAACAGCCCCACTCATAACAACATCTAATGTTCCGCCCGCATTCAATACTGCCGTCATATAAGCCGCAGCATCAGGGTCAATAGACGGAGCTGGCGTGCTACTTGGTGTTGGGGTCAAAGTTGGTGTCGCAGTCGGAGTTGCCGTATGAGTTGGTGTAATACTCGGAGTAGGGGTATTAGTCGGAGTATGCGTTGGTGTGATAGTCGGGGTCGCAGTTGGAGTTGCCGTAATAGTCGGTGTAATCGTAGCTGTTGGGCTGGGAGTTGGACTAGGGCCTGGAGGTGTTTGACCTGCCAATATACCTGGAACCAATCCACCAAAGTTGAAGACCTGTTCCCCGTTTATGTATTTTGTTTCTATTTTTTTATAGGTCGCCATTAGTGTTGAGCTTTTACTTTATCTATCAATTTATTTACATCTACATCGTCTGAACCCTCATAACAAAAATCTTTCGTAAATGAAAGATTTTCCCCGTTATAGTATTCTACCCTTATACATATATTTCGTGTTGCCAAATCCCAAATTAGATAGGTTATTTTGTATCTGGTAATAGGTCTCGCTAGGTTTGTATTGTCTCTAACTTTTATATTACCAGATACTTCTAACATATTTTATTATAGTGCTCCAAAGTTTAGGTGTTCGTCTAATACACCAACTTTTCCACCCAATCCGTCATCTACAATACGCAATCTGTAATATGTGTATCCATTATTAGTTGGATTTACACTACTTCCCTTTGCGAAACAAGAATTACTTACACCATCAAGGTTGATTGAAGAAATTGTGTATGTTCCACTATTATACACCCAAAATTCATATTCATATCCAATCTTGGTATTATTCAACTGAATTGTTCCAATATTACCAGTAATGGTGAAACTGAATAATGAACCCGTAGATAAATCTACGCTAAATGAACCTGATACATTACCACCTTGTTTCCACTCTACCCCGTGTGCTTGATATGCGAAAAGATTTTCTGTATATGTGGTATTATCATAATTTGCTGTTCTGTTGTCTGTTCCTACCATAGTAGCTCTTGTCTTACTACTAATAGTATTACCACTACCATTTATTATACTATTATATGTTCCCGCTCCAGTTATTATATTACTTTCACCAGAAATAAAAGCACCATAGTTAGATGTTGAACCTGTGTTTGCTCTACCCGATAAATAACCATTATACGAGCCACTTGGGTTTCTATGTTTTGTTCCACCTATTTCAGCGTTGTATGACCCACTTTCAATATCATTATCCATACCTAATGATAAGTTGTATGGTGTTATTACTCTGTTTCCATCACCATACGCAAAACTAAAACTACCAGCATTTACTATGTTTGTTCCTATACTCAATCCGTAGTCCCCATTTACATTACTATTGTCTCCAAAGACATAACCCGTTGTAGCATTTACAGCACAACCATTACCGACTATCATACTCCATCGGTTATTCGCACTATTAGCATTACAATTTCTACCAAAGATAAATGAGCCTAATGGGTGGTTTCCGTTGGTATTACTATTACCTTCACCAAATACGACATGGAATGAACTTGACCCTCCAATAGTGTTTCCACTACCAACAACAAAGTTGTTTTTAGAACCCGCAGTTTGTGTATTTGTTCCACCACCAGTATTTAGTTGAGTTGAATTTCCAACGCCAACTAATTTATCAACATAAGTGGTGTTTGAAGCCAAAGATGTTGGTTGTGTTTGTAGGTTCAAGAAAGTTGTATAATTTGTCGCTCCAGATAGGTTATGTGAAGCACCACCCAAAATCATATTGTTTGTTCCCGTTGAAGAAATCGTATGACTTTTTCCACCTAAAATAACTGATTGAGTTGAACCTCCACCAGCACCATTATCTATGATTGACGCTGAACCTATTACAACAGCGTTATTTCCTTTGTTATTTGTATTAGAAGCACCTATCGTAATACCTCTTGTTCCAGTAGCTCTTGATGGATTACCATTTTCTGCGGTATTTCCAATAACAATACTACCTTGACTAGCCGCCAAGTCATCTCCTATTTGTATTGTTCCCTTTGTAGCATCACCATATAGTCCTTTACCGATACTAACACTCCTTTCACCAACACTAAAAATATCATTACCAATAGCAATAGCATTAGCCTTATCATTAGTGGTATTATTTCCATAAGTTATACTACCCGTATTAGTTGATGACGCACCTTTACCAATAGCGATACTATTTGTTCCCGATGCTGTCGCTGGTGTTGATGTTAGAGTTGATTTTATACTATCAGTCCCTGTTCCAGCAACCAAACCAACAGCATCAGTTCCAGCCAGTAAATCTACTCTTTTTATTCTATAAGTGGCAGTATTACCACTATCATTCATTACTATCCAACTATTATCATCAGCCGTTGTTGTGGTGGTAAGTTGGCTTATTTTCTTGTTTGCCATATTCTTTATATGTTATTTTTATTTATACGAAATCATAATCTATATTATCCCCACCTTCTGTAAGTAATTCAAAACTATCTTCCGATAATAAATGGTAAGTTTCAACTGGCGGGGTGGGCTCCTCTGTTGTCCCTAAACCATAAGGAATTTGTTGTTTTATACCAGCAATTCTGTTTGACTTCCATAAGTCAATCCATTCTTTATTACCTGTATATCGTGGTGATGTTGCCATATAGTATAATTATTATGTTAGGCTAAAAAAGGGGGGTTTCTACACCCCCCATAAAATGATTTTTATTTTTATTACTCTCTATCAACGCTGATGTTTGAACCAGCCAAGAAAGCAGAAATTGTAGTTGTAATATCAACTTGTGGAACTGAAATTGTAGAATTTGAAGTCAAATTCAAAGTGTAAAGCTGACTATCACCAGGTAAAGAACCTGAAGCAATAGAAGCAGAACTGATAAACATACCTCCATCGGCACCAGCCAAGAAGTATTTACCTGTCTTCAATTTTACCAACCAATATGAAGCAGTATTTTTTACAATCTCTTCATACAAATTAGTTCCGTTTATTTGGTCTAGACCAGGGATTGTGAAGATAAGTGAAGTGTTGAATGTGAAGCCTAAACTTTCTAAATTCACACTTACTTCTTCGTTTAGAGCTGCGCTTGAATTACGCACCACATCAATTTTCTTGAACTCTAAACCTAATCCCGTAGCACCAGACACAGCACTTACTAAACCATTAGCATCATAAGTGATGCTTTCAAAGTCAGCAGTTGAACCCGTAGATGTAAGAACCCAAAGTCCTTCTACACCAGGGACATTATTTACACAAGAAGACAATTCTAGTCCATTTGTGATTACGCAGTTAGAACCTGTAGCCATAGTTTTAGTTATTAGTTATTAGTTTATTCAAGTTTATTATGATGCGAATACTACTTGGTCGCAGAAAGGAACAGCCGCTCCAACCTTACAAACCAACTTCATACGCAATTGCGCGAAATCTTGTGAAATCCAAGAAATCGGTGAGCTTACATCTGAAAGCAAATCAGTTCCCATCATCAAACCTTCTGATGTAGAAATTACAGCGTATGAACCAGCTGAACCAATTTCAGTAGAAACGATTTTAGTGTTTGTGAATGGAACTTGAATTTCCATTTGACCTTCTTTCAAAGTAGATGGGTCAAACCAGTATAAATTGCTATTTCTCAAAGCTAAAGCGTAAGCTTGGAAATCAGCGTGTGAAACAGCCAAGATAGTTGGAACTGACTTCAACGCATCAGGAATAGCACTTACATAAGCATCAACTACAGCAATAGCGTTTGCGCTAGTCAAAGCTGTATAAGTGATGTTGTTTGTAGAAGCAGAACAAGTAGCAGATTGTAATTGCTCTATTACACCTGAAAAACCATCAGCAGCTGAAGTAGCACCCCAGAACTTTCTAGACATGAATACATTTGCTTTTTTAGCCAAGTCAGCCATAAATGCTTCAGTCAAAGATGGTAAGTCAATATTATATGAACCTGGACGCATTCTTACAGATAAGATGGTTTGGTTCAATTCGCCTTCACAATATGATTTCTCAAATGTGTAAGGACTTACTTTCAATTCTACTTCAGACATAGTTTCAGTTCCACCTGTGAAAGTAGAACAACCATTTCCTTTGTAGCCTAATGTGTCTATATCACCACTATCAAATACTGGGATAAGTTCCGCATACTTGATGCCTGGGATTACACGATATGTATTCGCTTCAGTCGTATCCATAATAATACGGCTCAATAACAAATCAGCATTAGCGTTCATATAGTCGCTCATAGCAGATGTATCAGCAGCGAAATTGAATTGTTTGAAATTTCCGTTTTTCATAATTCTTATTATTTGTTGTTGTTTTTATTTTTAGATTTTTTTATTATCTTTTTTGTCTCATAGCCTTCAACACCTCATATCTACTATCGGTTGAAAACATTTTTGAAACAACTTTATCCTCATTTAGAGGTGTGTGTGAAGCTTCTGACTTGAATTTCTCATAATCAGATTTCAACTTCATCATTTCTTCTTGAACTTGTTGGATTTGCTCCACTACAGGTGTAAGCGCATCTACGATTGATTGGACGATGTCTTCACTAACTACATCTTCAACTTCAGCAGGAACTTCAATTTCTACTTCCTCCATCTTTTCTTCTGTAGCTTCTGTTTCAACAACATCATCTGAACCTGAACGAACCTCAACCAATTTACCTTCTTCATCGGTAATCAATTTCTTTTCGCCGTCCAAATAAGTCCATTCGCCAGCACCTACAACTGAATAAGTCCCGTCTTCATTCACAAGATAAATAGTATCACCAACAACGAAGTCAGCTTCTGACTGGTTGCTTACAATATATCCACCTTCTAATTCTACTTCGGCAAACTTTTCAGTTTTAGTAGTTTGGAATTTCAAGCCAACTAATTCAGCAACTCTTTCCAAAATTTCTTTAGAATTTTTCATAATCTTTTTTGTTTGTTTATTAGTAATAAATATTACTTGAAAATTTATTGTTTATTTTCATTAGATAAATATTCAGCTAAAATGTCTTTTAGCTCAAATAATAATAATGAACTATCATAAAGGTCAGCAGCTTCATCGTGTGTTTCACATGGCATATAACCAACACCCTCTTCATAGTGAGTGCCCTTACAGCCAAGCCTACCAGCCATTTCATCTGCTTCCCCCTCTGTTGAATAGGCGGGGGCTCCACCATATATGCCTAACATAGACATATATTCTTTTCCAAGTGCCACGGGGACACAATTTGGAACTTCCTTACCATCAACTATCTTTGTCCCAATCGGTTCATAACCTTCCCAACAAGTATCAGGGGGGAACGCAAATCTTTCACGCCAATATGAATAACATACTGCCGCTCGTTGTTCTTGGTCTGGAAATTCAGCATTCATCTTACTATCACCCATACATCTTGAAATAAAATCGTCTTCACTTTCACCTGGTCTCGGTTCAACAAAATTTTCAGGTTTTACCTCTTCAAAGTTGAATGGTAATTCTTGGAATAACCCCTCTAAAGAAATTCCCATCGTCTTTTTGGATAATACAAATTCATCAAATAATTTTTTGTTCTTGAAGTGAATGGTTGTAATCCAAGTGCCAGGTTTCATTTCACGACCGAAGATTTGATATGACTTATCTTCTTTTGGATTATTACCCACCAGCCAGTTTTCATAAGAATACACATCGTTCGCATCAAACACCTTATCTGAATGTTCTAAATTGATGGTATTTTTTACCTTACCAGCTTCCTTCAATCTTGAAAATTTCTTCAACAATTTTTCAATCGTATCACGGGACATAAACACATAATAGGGGGTCTGTGTCTCTTGGTCGTATCTGTAGATGTAAGTATCTGGTTCAAATACAACAGCTGTAATATCACCCTTGTATTCATCAGAAGAAAACTTCACAGACATTTCTGTAGCTTCGTCTAATTGTCTTTCCAACCACTTCATAGCAGCATCATAGTTCTCTGGTGAAAATCCCCACGAACTCATCATTCTAAATCCGCAACCCGTTTCAAAATCTTTTGAACTTTCCCAATCTTGTTTGTGTCTTGAACCATACGAATACATACGAGCCAAAACATCTAAACTTGGTTCATAGTCAGCAGAAGCCAAATCTGAAGCTCTACGCTTACCCACGGCTGTTCCACAAGAACCCCAACCATTTTCTTCAGCGTATTTTACAGCTCTTTCAGCAACTTCACGGATATATTCAGGAACTTTTACGAACTTGTGTTTTACCTTGAACTTATCAATTACAACACCCGTTTCTTCCAAATAACTATCCATTACATTCGCACCAACCCAAGCTTCCAAATCACCCAATTTTATCTTGGATAGATATTTAGCCTCGGGCTCACCTACCAAACATGAAAATCTGTCTTTGTATAAGAATAGACCCATATGGAAACCTACTGGCTTCAAACGCTGTTGGGCTGAAAATAATTCTAATTGACCTGTTCCATTTGGAATTTTAGCTTCAGCAACATAAGGTCTTGTAGCCCCTTGAACTATAGCATCAGCATTTCTTGTGCCAGCCAGCGCAGCCAAAGGTATTCTACTCAATAAATCTTCAAAACTTTCATCAGGTTTCTTATAGAATACAAGTTCCCTCCAGCAGTGTCTGTCGTTCTTCCCCATTTTGTAGTTCCAAATATCAACACCTAACCCTTTTTTACGGAATACATACTTGAAACTTTCTTCACCTAATGCTTGTAATTTGTTGGATAGGTCGTTTATATCACTTCTACGAAATACTTTCTGTGCCAAAATCAATTTACGACACATCGTTCTTGATGTTGCGATAAGTGGAGCTCCCATTCCCGTATCAACCACATAGATATATCTTGATACACCTACTGATGTTTGGGGGTTGTCCCACCCAATATCTTCTGCTCTTGGATTACTTCTGATTGTCGGAGCAGCAAAACCCTCTTCCGTCAATTCAATTTCCCTTTGCTCTGCTTCAAATAAAACTTCATTTGGTATGGAACTACCATACTCATCAAATAAGTCCAAAGCATCGTCTGTAAAGTCGTAATGACGGGAACAATCGTGGGGTTCTTCATCGTTGAATACTTCCCATTCAAACATATTAGCTGGTGATTTTACAAGGGACAGATATTGTGTTCCTGAAATTTCATCATTTTCATCTATTACTAATTCAAATATTTTCATATCTTACAATTTAGCCAAATTTTGTATTCTGGCATTTAGTTTTTCTGTGTTCTGAATGTCGTTATACAGAACATAAGTTTTTATGGGGGTTTGTGAAGTATTCTGTGAAGCTATTGCTTGAACCAATCTACTATCGTCAATCTGTAAAGGTCTGCCACCGACGCTGGCATTCAAAGACCCAACCAAATCCCCGTATTTTTCAACAGCGGGTCTTGATAATACAAATTCGCCACCTTCCAACATAGCAGGGACACCCCCGCCTTCGTGACTGGCACCTTGTATTAGACCACCTCGTCTTCCTATAAATACTTTACTCTTCGTAAAGTTTATTTGCTCGTTTATTACGGCTACTTGTGCTGCGGTTATTCCACCCAACACACCCGCATATATCGCTCCAAATGGTGCGGGGATTGTAGCTAATGCGTTGATGATGGCTTGAGCTGATTGTGATAATGCGTTCGCTAAACCAAATTGAAGTTCTTGAATACGAGCTCGTTTTTCAATTTCAAATCTTCTTTTCTGAAATTCCTTTTCAGCCTTTTCCCTTTCAGCCAGTATCTTCTTATTTTCATTTGCGTTTTCTGTATTAGCCTCACCAATCAAATCTAAAGTAGCTTCCTGTTCGTATTGTAATTGCTCCAATAACAAACTCGTTGATTGTGATATAACATTACTAATCTGATTTGATAAATCGCTGAATACCTGTAATACTTGGTCTGCGATTTGCTTGAACTTACTTTCACTAAATGTTTGTTCCCAAGTTTTAGCAGCATCTTCTGTAGCGGCTGGTAAATCTTTCAGGTTCTTCAGAATTTCTGTAATGATGTCGTTGAATACTTCCGCACCCTGTGGTAATCCCCCTTCTTCAAATTGTTTCTGAAGTTCGTTTAGTTGTAATACTAAATCTTGGACTTGTTCTTTGGTCTCAAATGAAATATCAGCCAAACCTTCAGCACCCTTCTTGATATAATCTATCAACTGCTGTGGGGATAATACCTTCAATAAATCTGTTCTAATATTGTCCGTATCTTGAAGTATTCTATCCAAGAAACCTAAAAATTCTTCTGAACTACTTGTTGCTAATTGAGCCAAGTTTTGACCTAATTTTTCAAGTTCTTCTGCTGTAAGAGCGATGGGGTTTCCT